AGACGCTGGGCTTTAAGAAGTAACGCTTCAAATATTAATTCAAAATACTTTGACCGATACGGAGATATTTCGCTACTGCTAAAGAATAGAGTAAAGAAGCGTTCTACCTTTACTCTTGGAGATAGTTTTGGTGCAAGAGAAAGAGACTCTTATATTCCAGGTGGACCAAAGAAAACAGTTGCAGCACCATTTGGGACAATGAGTCAATCAAAAATCCTTGGTGCAGCAACAGGCATGAGCAGACCAGATTTGCAGTTTGTTGAAGCACAAATTTTTGGTGGACTTCCATTCTCCGACATTAAAAAGATTATTGTCAAAAATCCAGAAATGATTCCATTGTTACAGCAAAAACTTGCAGAAGCTGGACTAAAGATTCCTGTAGGGCAAACAAAGCTCAGTCCTCTAGGAAAGCTAAATGAAATGTTCTATAAGAATAAGGTTCACGGACCTACTGGATTACCCATGTTTATTCCTCAATACAAATCTGGTGGAATGTTCCGCACACCATACGCCAATGGCGGTCTTGCTATGCTTCACGATAAAGAATTTGTTATGAACCCTGGGGCAGTTAAAGAATATGGCGTTGACAAGCTTAAAGCCATGAATAACGGTACATACAACAGTGGTTCAGTGTATAATAGTTATGGAGTAAATATTAGCGTTGATGGCTCTAATACTAGTGCAAATGATATTGCAAGAACAGTAATTAAAGAAATCAAGCGACTAGACTCACAAAATATTAGGAGTACAAAAGTTTAATGCCAAATAACGCAGACTATCTAGTAGGTAGAAAAAGGTATTCTCGTCCACAGGCTATGCTTTGGGCAGACAACAAAGGTACGCTAGCTGCCTATGACGGACAAAACTATTATGTCCCAACAGGTAATGAGGTAAATGCAGCATCTGGCTCAGGAGACTTTTTAGTTTTATCAGACGATAACAGAGGTCCAATTGACTTTACGCAACAGAGAATTGAAAACAGAAGAAGAACTGTTAACGGTCGTATGCGTTCATACCACATTGCGGACAAACTACAAATATCCGTTTCTTGGGACATGCTTCCGTCACGCTCTTTTTCTAATGACCCAAACTTTAATACTACAACTGGAAAACCAACAACTACTGGATATTCTGGTGTAGAAAAAACTAGTCTACCAGGAAACTACCTTTATCAATATACAACCGATGGCGGTGCTGGCGGTGCAGAAATTTTAGATTGGTATGAGAACAATAAAGGTTCTTTTTGGGTATATCTTTCTTACGACAAATATCCAAATTTTGAAGGAGTAGCACAAGGCAAGTATGCAAACCTTGGAAAATATAGCCAAGTTGTAGAGATGTTTATTTCTGACTTTAGTTATTCTGTTGTAAAGCGTGGAGGCACTAATTTTGACTTTTGGAACATTAGTGTTACCTTGGAAGAGGCATAATGTTTACAACAGCAACAGAGTCTGCAACAATTACTGGTCTATCGGCTAACGGAACAAATATTGTTTACACTGCTGCTAACACTTTTGCGGTAGGAGATATTGTTCATATTTCTGGAATTAGTCCATCAAACTTTAACATTCCAGATGCAGTAGTTACTGCAAGAAGTTCAACAAATTTTACTATTGCTAATACAGAAACTGGAACGTATGTTTCTGGCGGTATAGCAGTCTATGACGAACTAAAAAATCATACAGCAACATCTTCTGTTATTAGAACAAACACGGCAGTAATTGCAGAATGGAATCTAAACTCAGCAGACAATATTGCAAAAGTGGGAAACTATAGATATAGACCAGATGATTCTGGCAGTGCCTACTACACAATAGCATCAACTTATGACTCATCTGACACAAATAATGATTATACTAATGCTACATTTGCAGACGTGCTAATTGATGGTGGACTAGAAGACGATGGGACACCATACTTTACAACATCAGAAAACCAAAAGCAAAGACTGCTATTCTCACTTGAAGATTGCTTTGGAAAAAACAGACCACGCTCAGGAATTAATAAGCTAATTAATTTTCCTGACAGAAATTTAAACTTTTCTAATGAAAATATGGCACTTAGACCAAGGTATTACGTAGCAAGCAGAGATGACAGCTTTAAATATTGGTGTTCATATAGAAGTGAAGTCGTCTCTGATGTTGCAAAAGACAGGGGCATCTCTAAAAATGATAAAAATGGTAACTATATTGATGATGCTGCACCATTTGTAGTTTATGAAACAGAAGTTCCAGCAAACAGAGTAGTAGTTAAAATGCAAACTCACGTTGGAACGTATCAAGCATATGCCACAGACCCATTTTATGGAGACTCAAACAAACTTACACCAAGTGACTGGAAGATTCAAAGATTAAACCTGTCTAACACCTGGGAAACTCTCAAAGATAGTGATGGCTCGGACATAGCCCTGTCCGACACCGACATTCCAGAAGACGGCTATGTTGAGCTAGAGTATGGACTAAATACAGATTCCTTTACAGGATACGAACAAACATTTTTTTATGCAGGTGAGTACTCAACGGCAGCTGACTTGCCAGTTTTATCCCCAGCCACTGGATATGCATATCTTGTTGGTGCAGATACATCTAACGCTGGAACATATTATATTTATAATGGTGGCACTAGCACCACAAATACAGACAACTATGACGACTTTCCAGCGGTATATGGCTGGAAAATACACAATGAGTCTATAGATAGATTTACACCATTTGTAACAGACCTAACTAGCCCAAGCTACTACACATCATCTTCAATAAAAGTTTTTAGAGAGTTGCAATTTGTTAAAGGATTGAGAATAGTTGTTTCAAAAATGACAAATCCAAATGCAACACTAGACTTGATTGAGCTGTCGCCAAGACTAGCAGTTGACCTATCAGGAAAGACTGAAAACTTTTCAATTAAAAAACATGGCTCTGACCTTGGCTCTAGCGGTATGCCAGTAGGAAAATTGTTAGCTGGCAGCGGAACCTTGAACCTGTTTGACTATGACCAAGCATTTAATCCAAACAATGTTTGGAGTTATGCGTCAAATACTGGTAGTATTATTAGCAGTTTTATTTCTAAAAATCTTCAAGTAAAGATGTATGAAATTATTCGTGGAGTAAACAATAGCGATTACTACATTCCGATTAAAACTATGAACTGCATGGGGTTTCCACAATACGACGCTGCCTCAAGAAGTGTATTGCTAGAGCTTAGAGACCAATACATTATGCTTGAGTCAATGATGGCACCACAACTATTTGTTCCAAATGCCTCATTAAGCTATGCAGTATCGGTTATTCTTGACTCAGTTGGATTCTCTAACTATGTTTTTAAAAGAATTGATGGCATAGCAGAGCCAGTAATTCCATTTTTCTTTGTAGGTCCAAACACAAGTGTTGCTGAAATCTTGCAAGAAATTGCTGTATCAACACAGAGCATGATGTTCTTTGATGAATTTAATAACTTTGTTGTTATGTCAAAAGAATACGCAATGCCCACAGAAAGTCAAAGAAGTACTGACTATGTTCTTTATGGCTCACAAGACTATACAGAATCATCTGTTGCTGGAGAGCTTGGGGTAAAAACCAATAGCAAAAAGCTTTCAAACATAATTCAAATAGCATCAAAAGTACATGACGTTTATAATGATGGAAGGATAAACTATAGTGCTAGATATATTCAAAAGTCTCCGTCAGAAATAAGGCAAGCCTATGCGGTTGATGCAGATAAAACCTGGACATATAAACCAGTTTTGCTTTGGGAGGCAACTGGAGAAGACACCACAAAATCTACAAATGGTGCTAGCAATATGTCAGAAGGATATGCCCTAACTGCAATACCACTAAACTCTTCTCTATCAAGTTCTGTTCCGCAATATGTTGCTGGAACAACTGGGCTTATCGCAACACTATCTTCTGGTAGCACGACAGTAACCCTAACAACTGGGTCAACATCAAATCTAGTTATTGGACAGTTGCTTATAAAAACCAGTGGCACAGGTGCTTTTGCATCTGGAGCAAAGGTTGCAGAAATTGTTTCTGGAACAGTTTTTAAGACAACAGTTCCACACCAGACTAATGGCTCTATTACATTTAGCACCAACGCAATTGTAAAAAATAACATAATTGATTTTGGCGATGCAGTATACTGGCTACCAAGATATAATGGATACCTTTATGCCAATGGAGAAGTAATTAAATACGATGCAGTAGAGTATGTTGTTCAGGGCATTGGTAATGTTTGGATAACCAACAAGCTAGAGTATGAAAACTATTTCTCAAAGCTAGCTTTTGGAAAAAAGATTTTTCCTAGTGGTAAAGTAAGGATTTACTCAAAACTAGATTCTACACCAAGTATAATTCGTCATGGTCGTGGTCAATTTGGAACAGAGGTTGTCGCACATACTGCTGGCATTTCGTCACACTGGACAAATGCATCAAACAAAAAGGGCTTTGTTATGAGTTCAGAATACATTTTTGACGAAAAAACCTTGCCAGCAAATCTAACAGGTGGAGCAATTGGTAACCCATCGTCTGCAGCTTCAATTGTAAAAACATCAAAAGTGTCTAACTCATTAAAAAATAGCCTACTAATGTTTCCAGACGAAAGCGATTGGATTTCAAAAACTAAATCATCTCTTGGTGGTTCTGTACAGGCATCGGCAATGGTTTTAACTGGACCATCTAAAAAAGCCTTGTCGGATAAGGGTATTGCTGGCAAAAACTTTATTACTTATGTTCACAAACAGCTAGACAACAAGTTTGTTCACTTTGGAACTAGACTAAGAATAGTTGGCTCAATTAAAAATAACAATAAATTTTATACTCAAGAAGTAGAAAATGCAACCACATACTATAATGCTAATAAAATTGCTGGTGGTTCAGCTGGTATAGCATTTATGCTAGATACCACCTCAAGCAAGAACAATGGATATTATTTTGAAATTGCAGCCTTGGGGTTTGAAAACGTAAAAGACTTCGGCAAAGCAGACAACGTTTTCTTCTATAAAATACAAAAAGAGTCTGGTGACGCAGAAACGGATTCTGCAATTCCAGTAACCCTGTTTAAAAGCACAGCCCAGGTTGTTGTAGACTCTGGTTCTTTTGCCACACAGGGAAGACTTACTACAGAAGAAGTGCCAACAGTTTATGACCTTGCTGTGGAGTATGAGAAAAAATCAAGCAAGTGGCTAAGATTTTATTTGTACCTAAATGGAAGTCTTTTGGCTGTTGTTGACGATAAAGATGCTTTGCCAGTAAAGAAAAATGTTGCAATGTTTGTTCGTGCTAGCACAAAAGCAATTTTTGAAAATGTTTATGCAATGAGAAACAGCTATGAAGATGAAGGTAACGCATCAATTGAAGTTGCACCAGGGCAGTCTAGAACAATATTTGACGACAACTCTATCTCTGTTTCTGAAGCATTACATAAGTATGCCATTAGCGGCATTATTCAACAAACATATCTTACAAATATTGGAACAGATGGGTCTAAGTTTAAGATTTATTATGACGAATTTGGAACTATTATGAGAGAAGCAGCATACTTCGATATTAAGTATGATAAGGCATATCCAGCACTGTTTGCTAAACTAGTGCCAACATTCTCAAAAGAAAAGGGATACGCTGTTTCTGGATTTAACTCAAATGCATATGGAGCAGAATTTTTAGTATTTAACTGTACAGATAACGTCCTTATGATTGACCAAAGCGTTGGAAATATGCTAAGGATTTCTGGAATCACGCTGACAGATGAATCAAATAAAACATTGACGGTAGATGATTACTATAATAAACGAGCAGACTTTTCAAATCCTACATTTTCTGGAAACAGTCTTATAACTCAAAATCTTTATGAAGAGTATTTAGATATTAAAAATAGCAGAACTACCTATGGAATAAAATCATTTGAGATTAGTCCAACATTTATTCAAAGTCAAGATTCTGCTAATGAGCTTATGGGTTGGCTAATATCAAAAATATCTAAACCAAGAAATGCAGTCGGTATCGAAGCATTTGGTGTTCCATATGCACAACTAGGAGACATTGTTAAAGTTGATTACATACAAGATTCTGTTGACCAAGTATCCCTAACAGACTCAAGGTATGTCGTATACTCTATTGACTACTCCTACAAGACAGAAGGACCAGAGACTACGTTATACTTAAGTGAGGTTCAGTAATGGCTAAAATAAACGCAACTCCAGATGAAGGCTATGTTCCATTCAAAGCTAAACCAGCTGTAAATGTGCCAAGCATTAATACCGATATGGAAGCAGATTATGTCAGATATCAAATATCAGAGGTAGAGGTTCAAAGCCTCCTGCTTCAAGATGTTGGTGGCACAGAGCTTATTACATTGACTAGAAATGACCAAATTAACGGTATTGTTCAGGATTACTCTCCAATCAAAAATATGTCTGAACTAGCGTTAGACTATAGTCCAACAGAAATATCAAAAAATCCAAACTCAATTGATAACTTTCTGGACTTGTTCTATTATAATTTTAATGAATACATTCCTTCAATAGAAGAGCTAGAACAGCTTTACCCAAATGACGACTCTAAGTGGAAGGCTGTTTATTTTGACAATACGACAAACTCAATAACAATTCACGTTGCAAATGCATTTAATGGAGAGCAAGTTGAAATTGAATTTCTATCATTTGGTGAAGTCAAAGATGATACAATATACTAAGAGGTTAAAACTATGATTACAGATAAAGGGATTGAACTACTAGGTAGATACATTGTTGGTCAGATACCAGCGTTTGCTTCGCATATTGCTATTGGCTGTGGAGAACAAACGCTTCTTACAGCAGAAGAACTAGACGATTATTCATCAAGAAATTCACTAACTTTTGAGATGGCAAGAGTTCCAGTAACATCTAGAACTATTGTAAATGATGGAACAACCTATGCTATTTTTACAGCAGAGCTGCCTTCTTTAAATAGATACGGAATTACCGAAATTGGCATTTACCCAGCAGAAGAAAATAATGTTGCTGGCTCAACCCCAAGCCAAATTTTATTTTCATTTTCGGATGCAGAAGATTGGCAAGAACACGACACTGCAGGAGCCACATTTTCCGCAGTAGAGATAAAACATGACCTAACTGATACAGATGGCAACATAGACATTGCAGATACAGCATTTAAGCTAGCCTCAGACAATTCTATTTTTGGAAGCAACTATCGCTTAAATAGGCAAGAGCAGCCAAGGTTTTTAAATTATGCATTGGCTATGAAAGGCGATTATACTACAAGAACTGGGTCAGCACCAAACTATGAACTTAGCTATACTGCAAATCACATTGAGTTAAATTCTGGCATTGACCTATCAGCACTTGACCAAGCTAATGAAGTATTAGACAAAATTAAAGTTGCTTTTTCAATAGTTCCAACAGATGTAGATTCACCAGTAACGCCAACTTACACATTTATTACCATTGAGTTTGCTACTGCAGATACTGGTGGAGAATACGCAAGGTTTCAAATGACCCCAAATGTAGATAATGAAAATAGATACATTGTTGAAGAATCATTGCTAAAAGATTTAACAAAATCATCTTCTGCATTTAAGTGGTCAAATGTAACCCACATTAAAGTTTATGCAAATATCGATGATGCAACAGATAACTATATTGTTTTAGACGGCATTAGGTTTGAAAATCTATCTGACATAGATAATCAGTTTGGTCTTGTTGGCTACACAGTAATTGTCAGCTCTGACTCCAACGGCTTGAATGAAAGACCAGTAGTTAAGGTTGAAAATACAACTTCATATATAGAGTTTAAGTTTAAAATAGGGCTGGTATAGTGGCTATCCAAAAAGTCGTTATCCCACCAGAGTTTTTACCACTTCCAAAAAAAGATGGTAAATTTTATTTTAGATATAGAATAAAGTCTCCAGATGGAGCTGCTGTTTCTGCCTGGTCAGACATTAAAGATTTAGATGGAAACACAGCGTCAAACTTTGAGTACTACTCTGGGGCAGCTACAGCTAAAGCAACGGTCTCGGTAGACAGTCTTTCAATTAACTTAGAGTGGGATGCTCTTGGTGGAGACGTTTTGAAAAACTCAAAATTTGACATTTTTGTTAAATGGGAGTATCCAGACCCATTGTTTAATGATGCAGATTATTTTTATGTTGCAACAGTTTCTGCAACTAATTATTTTGTAACAATTCCATATGAAGGTGGTACTGGTCAAAAAGCAACATCTGGATATTTTTCTATTCAACTTGCAACACAAGAAAAAGAGGTAAATTCTTTTATGGAAGTGGCAAATGTATCTGTAATAGACACAACATATTCTTCACCAAATATTGATGGCGGAGAAATCTAGGGTATGGTATAATTAAACAATGGGAATCATTAACGAGCCGTCAATTGGTCAAGCTATAGACGTAAACTACATTAGCCAAATTGTTAAAGAGCTTAACAGCCTTAACGGAACCCTTGGAACAAAACTAACACAGTCTAGAATTCCAAAAGGTGACAATACAAACAAGCCAACACAGTCATTTCTTACGTCAAACCTATCCATTGTGACTGGAAGAACACTGGTAACAACAGATAACAGTAGCAAAACTACAGATGTTAAGCCTTTTATCTTTGAGTTTGGAAGAACCTTTAGATATGTTCCAATTGTTACTGCCACCCCACAAGTTATTGGTGCTGGAATTAAGGGAAAAACACTTGCAGTATCTGTTATTATTCAAAATGTAACTACATCGCAAGTTACTGGCGTACTAGTGTTTAATTCAGAAGCAAAAAACACTGGTGTGTATATTAACATTATTGCTGTTGGTGCTCCTGCTGGTGTAAACTAAGGCTGCCAAAATGGACAGAGAGGCATATAACAATGCTCCAGTAATTCCAGGTAGCAAAAAGGTTTGGTTTTTAAACGGAGACCTAGTGAGAATACATCATCTAAACCGTTCTAATGGAATTATGTCAGTTTATAACATAAATAAAGATAGGCTTGAAAGCTGTCTGGTTACAGACTTTAAACGCAATCGAAAGAAAGCCTATACAGTTGGGGAAACAGCAATACTAGTAAACCGACATAAGAAGTATATGCCAAGTCTAATGAAACGTGGTATTATTCCACATCCAACAGGAAGCCAAAAAGGTGGGGCAACTGGATGGCAAGTCAGAAGCTATTACTCTGAGTTGCAGGTTCACGAAATTCGTGATATACTAGCTACCTACCACATTGGACAACCACGCAAAGATAAGCTGATTACCAATGATATAACTCCCACTAAACAGGAGTTGACAAGGCGTATGGGTGATGGTATACTTACTTATACAAGGACCGAAGATGGTCGCTTCATTCCTGTTTGGAACGAAGAAATTTAACGAGAGAGCAGTAGGGTATGAACAACGAAGAAACTAAAGTAACAGTAGGTCTAGGCTATACGCTTAACCTGGGCAACTTCCAGTCGCTACGCATTGACATTAGCGTAACTGATAACAAGCGTGATGGTGAAAACACTAATGACGCATTTGAGCGTGTCTACGGATTTGTAGAGAAGAAGCTCACAGAAAAGGTAGCAGAAGCACAGTCAGAGACTGACGGTAAATAATGGCTGAACGCAAAGACCGAATGGCTTTGCTTTCTCGTTACGCAAAGCTTCACAATAAACACTATGAAGAACGAGTAACACTCAACCTTAACGTTGAGCAGTGGGCTGCAGACGCTCTGATTGAATCCTATGGTCTACCAGAGTGCTATGACCTGTTAGAGTATTACTTTTCAGTTAGCCAGACTCCAACCTGGAAATACTTTGCTAACTATGCAGACAAAATTATAGATGCAAGACAGCAACTACAGCAAGACATGAAAGAAAGAGCAGAACGTAGGGCGAAAGCCAAGGAGTGGTTAAATGACTAATACAGAATCAAAGCTAATTTCAGCGGTACTACAAGACAAGCAAGTACACGTACTACTACAGGCAAACGTAGAGAACATTCTTAGAACTCATACTGATATCTGGACATTTATTCGCAACTACTCTGAAGCAAATGGAACTGTCCCACCAACTTCATTGGTCATAGAAAAGTTTCGTGACTTTATTCCTGTTGATGGCATTGGTGCTACCAAATATCACCTAGAAGAACTACAGGCAGAGTTTCTAAACGACAGCCTTAAAGATGTCCTACGCTCAACTGCTGCAGAAGTACAGGCTGGTCAGGGAACCAAGGCATTAGAAGACCTAATCACAAAGACCTCTGAGCTAAAGAAGAACACAGCGGTCATTCGTGACATTGACGCAACAGACCTTGACTCAGCAGTTCTATACTTTGAGAATCTAGCAAAGCAACAGGCACTAGGCTCTATTGGCATCAAGACTGGCTTGGCTGGCTTTGACAACTATCTACCTGCTGGCATTACTCCAGGTCAGCTAGGAGTGTTCCTAGCCTACCCAGGTATCGGTAAGTCGTGGATGGCTCTGTACTTTGCAGTACAAGCATGGAAACAAGGCAAGTCGCCACTAATCATCTCTCTAGAAATGTCGGAGACAGAAGTTCGTAACCGTGTATTTACAATCATGGGTGAGGGTCTGTGGTCACACAGAAAGATGTCCAATGGTCAGGTTGAGATTGAAGACCTAAAGCGTTGGCACAAGAAGGAGCTTGCTGGGAAGCCAGAGTTTCACATTATCTCTAATGATTCTGGTGGTGAAGTTACACCATCTGTTATTCGTGGTAAGATTGACCAATATAAGCCAGACCTAGTTATCGTAGACTACCTACAACTTATGTCACCTAACCAGAAGTCGGATAACGAAACGGTACGCATGAAGAACTTATCTCGTGAACTAAAGCTCATGGCTATTAGCGAAGAGATGCCTATCATTGCTATTTCGTCTGCAACACCTGACGACGTTAATAAGCTTGATACTGTTCCTACACTTGGACAGACTGCATGGTCACGTCAGATTGCATACGATGCTGACTGGGTACTTGCTCTAGGTCGTGCCACCAACTCTGACATCATTGAGTGTGTATTCCGTAAGAACCGTAACGGTTTTATGGGTGAATTCATTGTTCAAGCCGATTTTGACAAGGGCTACTACCGATACAAGGACTTTGAAGAAAACTAGTTATAATGGAGTATGGGCAACATACACCATAAACCAATTAGACATTTTTTCTTGGATGGTCAAATCCACGATGAAGCAACTATCGGTAGACTTAAAACTGAATATATTAGGTTAGTCACCGCAGAAATGCGTCTATCTGGATATGTGCCAAGGCTTGACATTGACCCAGATTTTACGATAGAATTTAATAGCAAAACAGAATATTTTACATTTCAATTATCAATGTACGGAACATATGTAGGAAGAAGAAAGAGCGAATGGATTACAGGAATAGACGGAACAGTAGCGTATACACGCCAGAACAAATTAGGCGAATCCTTGCAGGGTCAGGAATCAACGTCGAATCAGAAGTAGATTCAGACTACATTATATTCTGCCCTTTCCACAATAACCATCGCTCACCTGCTGGAGAAATTGACAAGCGTTCTGGCTTTTTCTTTTGCTTCTCCTGTCAGCACGTTTGTGACCTAACTGCTTTTGTTATGCATACTTCTAGCCGTACCTACTTTGAGGCGGTACGTTTTATTAAGTCCAAAGAAACAGAGACTGACCTTTCTTATCAGATTAATCAAGCATTAGTAGTAAAACCAGACTATACACCATACGATGAATTGCAGATTAAGAGACTAAACCAGCAAGCACTAGACTCTCCTAGAGCATTGCGATACTACTCTGGAAGGCTCATAAACGAGGCTTCAATCCGCAAATTCGACTTGGGGTATAGTGAGAAGCAAGACATGGTTACAATCCCTGTAGCGTCCCCTGAAGGCGTTTCAGTGGGGTTTGTGGGCAGGTCCGTAGAGGGTAAAGACTTTAAGAATACACCAGGACTACCAAAGAGTAAAGTCCTATTTAATCTACACAGAGTAAAAGCATCTAGCAAAGTCTATGTAGTTGAATCATCATTTGATGCTATTCGACTTGACCAGTGTGGCTTTCCTGCTGTAGCAACTCTTGGAGCAAATGTATCCAAGATACAAACAGACCTACTTCAAAAGTATTTCAATGAAATATATGTCATTGCAGATAACGATGAAGCTGGCGGTAACATGAAAGACAAGCTTATTGAAAGACTTGGCAGTCGTGTTAGCGTTATCAAATTAGATAAACAATATAAGGATATTGGCGATATGTCAGATGAAGCAATCAAGAATCTTGAAGAATCATTTGACAATACTATCGCTGGTATGCTAAACTAGTAATCCGCTAAAAACATAAGGAGAATATTATGAGCGTAATTAGAGGGCTAAAAGACATCAACGCACTAGTTGACAAGCCAAAATATGACAGCACTGCAAACGGTGGACAGAAGATTCGCTGGGTAAAACTAGCCGATGGACAGTCTGCCAAGATTCGTTTTGTTGAAGAGCTAGACAGCGAATCAGCGAACTACAACGAGGGTCGTGGACTTTCAGTAGTAATCGCAGAACACACTAATCCAAAGGATTACAAGCTTAAGGCAGCCTGTACCATTGACTCAGAGGGTCGTTGCTACGGTTGTGAGATGGCTCGCAAGGAGCCAAAGTCAGGTTGGCGTTCACGCCTCCGCTTCTATTGCAACGTTATTATTGACGACAGCACAGAAGCACCTTATGTGGCTGTTTGGTCACAGGGTATCAGCAAGCAGTCAGCATTTAACACCATTCGTGAGTATGCTCTAGAGACTGGTTCTATTTCAAACCTTGAGTGGAAAATTAAGCGTAATGGTCAGGGAACTGAGACCAGTTACACCTTGCTTCCAACCAAGCCAGACTCAGAGCCATACACCTGGGGAGAGGTTGAAGCATTCGACCTTGAGAAGGTTGTCCGTGAAATTCCTTACGCAGAGCAGGAGAATTTCTACTTCGGCTTTGGTCAGACCGCTTCGGTAACTTCAAGCAACACCGACTGGTAAAACATAGAGCTGGGCATCTCTACAAACTGCCCCACACAAACTTTTATTACTAACGAAGGAAATAATGAGCTACGCTCCACTTCACGTTCACACACACTACAGCCTATTTGATGGCATTGCTACACCACAAGAGTACGTTGACCGTGCTGTATCTGTGGGTATGACTTCTATCTCAATCACAGACCACGGTTCTCTATCTGGTCACCGTGAGATGTATCGTGCTGCCAAAGCAGCAGGTATCAAGCCAATCCTTGGAGTCGAAGGGTACATCTGTAAAGACCGCTTCGACCACGAAGAAAAGGACAAGACAGACCTACTAAACCTAAACTACAACCACCTTGTTATTCTTGCTAAGAACAAAGTAGGTCTAGAGAACCTTAACAAGCTTAATGAGCTTGCTTGGACAGAGGGTTTCTTTAAGAAGCCTCGTATGGACTGGAACATTCTAGAGCAGTACAAAGAAGGTCTAGTCATTACTTCTGGATGTCTTTCAGGATTCTTGTGCAAGGCTATCGAAGCAGACAACCTGGCGGTAGCTAAGGAGCACATCAAGTGGGCTAAGGATACTTTTGGTGACGACTACTACATCGAAGTAATGCCACACAACCCTGCAGAAGTAAATAAGATGCTGCTTGACCTTGCAGATGAATTTGGAATTAAGCCTGTCGTAACTCCAGACTGCCACCACGCAGACAAGTCACAGCGTGATATCCAAGAACTTAAGCTTATTCTAAACTCATACTCTAATAAAACTGAGAAAGAAGTAACTTTCGCTGGCACTCAGAAGTACGACAACCTTATGGATAAGCTAGACTACCTGTATGGTGCAGACCGTCAGATGTCGTTTAAGGACTTCGAAATTCACCTACTGTCTGACGAAGAGATGCGTAACGCTATGCTTGCTCAGGGTATTGACCGTGAGGATATGTACCAGAACAGCAAGGACATTGCAGACCAGATTGAAGACTATGAGATTCAAGATAATCTAGATTTGCTTCCAGCACAGTATGTTAACCCAGACCAAGAGCTATATGAACTAGCCATTGAGGGTCTTACTAAGCGTGGGCTACACACCAACAAAGAATATCTGGACAGACTTAATGAAGAGCTTTCTGTTATCAAAGACAAGAAGTTTGGACCTTACTTTCTAGTTGTTCGTAATATGATTAACTGGGCTAAGAAAGAAGATATCATGGTGGGACCAGGACGTGGTTCTGCTGCAGGTTCGCTGCTTTGCTACTCTCTTGGTATCACAGACGTTGACCCTATCCAGCATGGTCTTCTGTTTTTCCGTTTCATTAACCCAGAGCGTAATGACTTCCCAGATATTGATACAGATATCCAAGACTCACGCCGTGAAGAAGTTAAGGACTACCTAGTTCGTCAATACCGTCACGTTGCGTCCATCGCAACATTCCTTGAATTCAAGGGCAAGGGTATCGTTCGTGACGTGGCTCGTGTTCTAAACATTCCACTACCTGACGTTAACAAGGTACTTAAACTTGTAGACGACTGGGACGAGTATCTGACATCTAAGTCAACTGCAGAGTTCCGTGACAAATATCCAGAGATTGAAGAGTATGGCGAGCAGTTGCGTGGTCGTATTCGTGGTACTGGTATCCACGCTGCAGGTGTTGTAACGTCCAAGGAGCCTATCTTTAAGTTCGCACCACTAGAAACACGCACTAGTCCTGGCAATAAGGAGCGTATCCCTGTGGTGGCGGTAGACATGGAAGAAGCAGAGCGTATTGGTCTAATCAAGATTGATGCTCTAGGTCTAAAGACCCTATCTGTTATTCAAGACACCCTCAAGATTGTTGAGGAGCGTACCAACGATAAGATTGACTTACACAAGATTGATATGGAAGACAAGAATGTTTATGCTATGCTGTCTGACGGTTTTACTAAGGGCGTGTTCCAGTGTGAAGCTACACCATATACCAACTTGCTAGTTAAAATGGGTGTCAAAAACTTCAACGAACTTGCTGCATCCAACGCTCTAGTTCGCCCAGGTGCTATGAACACCATTGGTAAAGATTACATTGCTCGTAAGCACGGTAAGCAGAACCTAGACTACAAGCACGTTAACATGAAGAAGTTTACCGAAGAGACCTACGGATGCATTCTGTATCAGGAACAGGTTATGCTTGCCTGTACTGAACTTGGCGGTATGACAATGGCTGAGGCTGACAAGGTTCGCAAGATTATTGGTAAGAAGAAGGATGCTAAAGAGTTCAAGCAGTTCCAAGACAAGTTTGTTGAGGGTGCTTCACGCTTCCTATCTCCAAACGTTGCAGAAGACTTGTGGCACGACTTTGAGGCTCACGCAGGGTACTCATTCAACAAGTCTCACGCTGTAGCATACTCAACGCTATCATACTGGACAGCATGGTTGAAGTATCACTATCCAATTGAGTTTATGTATTCATTGCTTAAGAACGAAAGTGATAAGGATGCTCGCACAGAGTACCTAATCGAAGCAAAGCGTATGGGTATTCCTATCCGCCTACCACACATCAACGACTCAGACATTGACTTTACAATCGAAGGAAAGGGAATCCGCTTTGGACTTTCAGCAATCAAATACATTTCTGACAACATTGCTTCTAAGTATATTGCTGCTCGCCCTTTTAGCTCCTACAAACAACTTGAGGAGTTTAGTTTTGGCAAGGGCAATGGTGTTAATAGCCGTGCCCTGCAAGCTCTTCGTCTTATTGGTGCTGCAACTTTTGATGATAATCCTAGGAATGATGAAGAAGTTAAAGAGAATCTTTACGAATACCTAAACCTACCAGAGTTTAACGTATCAATTCCACAGCACTATCACGCATTTATCAATGACGTAGAAGAGTATGAGGAAAAAGGTTCGTTTATTCTAATGGGCATGGTCAAGGGTATCAAGCGTGGCAAAGGTTGGTCACGAGTTGAGATTCTAGATAAGACTGGTAGTGTTGGTATCTTCGATGAAGAGCAGTCAACTATCGAAGCAGGTCGTACTTACATCTTGCTGGCAAGCGATAACAGGATTGTTACAGCAATTCCAGCAGACGAAATCAAGGCAAACCAAACAGGATTGATTAAGATTCTTAACTTCCGTATGCTGCCATACAAAGAGGACGAACTTTTTGTGGTATCATTCAAGCCACGAATTACCAAGACAGGTAAGAAGATGGCTTCCCTAGTGCTAGCAGACGCTACACGGACGCTACACAGCGTTACAGTATTCCCTACGGCTTTCTCCAAGGCTTACATGAAGATTGACGAGGGAAACGTATACAAATTCTCTTTGGGTAAAACTAAAGACGGAACAACAATTATGGAGGATGTATTTAATGTTTGATGAAGTATCGCAACACCTGCACGAGGTTGCAGTAGAAAAAGGTTTCTGGGATGTGATTAAGGATGCTCCGCAAGAGCAGGTAGACATCTTTATGACCAAGCAGCTAATGATGATTGTATCAGAAGCTACAGAGGTCATGGAGGCTATCCGTAAGTCACACGGTCCAGAAGCAGTAGCAGACGAAGTGGCAGATATTCTTATCCGCACACTTGACCTCTATGCAGGATTGCTTGAACACGAATATACAAACGTATCACTTGATGAAGCATTTGAAAAGAAGACTGCTTTTAATAAGTCACGACCACAGAAGCATGGGGTAAAGTTTTAATGACAACTATGGAAGAGGCTCTAGCTTTGCTAGACCCAAAGATTAGAAAGCGTCTTAGCAATGGCGTAGGGTTTACCACAACATTTCAGAAGACACCTAGCTATGGTCTTAATCGTGCTCTTAATGGTGGACTCCCTTATGGTCGCCAGGTACTTATCTGGGGCAGCAAGTCGTCTGCAAAGTCGTCTCTCTGCCTCCAGATGATTGCTTTGGCTCAAGAAGAGGGAAAGCTATGTGCCTGGATTGATGCCGAGATGTCTTACTCAGAAGAGTGGGCTAAGAAACTTGGGGTAGACACAGACAACCTAATTGTGTCACAAGCTCGTACTATCAATGAGATGGTGGACGTTGGCACTGCTCTAATGAATGCAGGTGTAGACATGATTGTAATTGACTCAATCACATCATTGCTACCAGCAATCTACTTTGAAAAGGGAACAGATGAACTTAAGGAACTTGAAAACACTAAGCAAATCGGTGCTGAGTCAAGAGACTTTAGCAACGCTTGGAAGATGCTCAACTATGCTAATAACAAAGTTAAGCCTACTATGCTTGTTCTTATTTCTCAGTCTAGGAATAATATTAGTGCTATGTATACTTCTCAGCAGCCTAGCGGTGGTCAAGCTACTAAGTTTTATTCATCGACGGTTATCAAACTATTCAGTTCCGAATCAGACAATCAGGCTATTAAAGGAAAGATTGCTGTTGGAGATAAACTCATTGAGGAAAAAGTTGGACGCAAAGTTCGTTGGGAAGTCCAATTCTCCAAGACATCGCCAGCCTTCCAGTCTGGGGAGTACGATTTTTATTTCCGTGGGGACGTTGGTGTTGATAGCATTGGTGACCTCGTGGATACTGCAGAAATGATGGGTATTGTAAGTCGCACAGGAGCCTGGTACATCCTACCAGATGGCTCTAAGCTGCAGGGTAGAGAAGCATTTGTAAATCGTGTTCGTGAGGACCTAGACTTGCAAGATTCTATTAAGGCACAGGTCAATGGCGAAGTATAACATCTACCAAGGTAAGTTTGTTTGTCACACCTGCAAGGCTGAGGTGAAGAGCCTACGCTCTTATCCAAGCACTAAGGAGCTAACCTGGATGTGTCCTGAAAAGCACGTTAGCGTTGTAAGCTTTGCAAAGAAAAAGAGAAAGGGAGACTTTGAGCGAGAAGAGCGAGAGTAAGCGTATTGGTGCTAAACAGCACAAGAACTCTGGTCGTGGAACTCATAAGGGCGATGCTTCTTGGGAAAACTTCACAGTTGATTTCAAAGAGGTTGGCAAGTCTTTTACACTAAACAAAGAGGTATGGGCTAAGGCTGTTACGGATGCTATCCGTAATGGCAATGACCCTGCTATTGTGGTGGTACTTGGAGACTCAGGTATTAAAACAAGACTGGCAGTAATAGAACTTTCCCTACTTGAACAAATCCTATCTGATGGTGTATAATAGAACTACAACGATTAAGGAATTAACTTGGAAACAGAAACAAAAACAACGATTGAACAAATCAATGGCTTGTCAGAGATTGCTGATTACATGGAAGACGAAGAGCTTGCAACAGCACTTACCTTCATTGCAAAGCTTATTCTCAAGCCAGATATTCCACTAAATGTTGCAACCGTGGAGATTGTACGCTTGCAAGCAATTGCAGCTAAAATGTCCTTCAAAGCCACATGGCTAACTAACGTAGAAAAAGGAGACAGAGCGAAAAAGAATATTTATTACACCGCTGCTGAGGCTATCAACAACCTCGTATCGGCTCTTAAATATATCACTCGCTAGTGTTGATATGGCAAAAAGTTTATTGCAACAGGTAATGCTTAAGGTAGAAGACAAGATTTCTTCACAGCCTTCGTTCCTTGACAAACAGGGACTAATTGAAAAGATTCAAAGCGGATATATTGTAAACCGTGTTGATAAGTTTCAAACTAAAAAAACATTTGCACCAAGTACAATTGCGTTCTCTCATGGAGAATGTCCTCGTTACTGGTATCTAGCCTTTGAGGGTGCTGTGTTTACTGACAATGCAGATGCCTATGGCGGAGCAAACATGACTGCTGGTACAAAGTCACACGAACGTATCCAGGAAGCTATGGGCAACGCAGGTATCCTAAAAGACTCAGAGTTCAAAGTCACCTATGACGACCCACCAATCTTTGGATATGGTGACGTTATTCTTGACTGGGAAGGTATGGACCTGCTTGGTGAAATCAAGACCATGCCTAACGAAGGCTTTGAGTATCGCAAGATTGCAGGTAAGCCAAAGACTGGACACCTTATCCAGTTGCTTATCTATATGAAGATTCTTAACAGAAGCAAAGCAATTCTGATTTATGAAAACAAAAACAATCACGAGTTGCTAATCTTCCCTGTTGAGTTGAATGAATACTATTTTAAGTGGGTAGAGAACGCTTTTGAGTGGATGAGAAATGTTCGAAAGGCTTGGGAAGACAAGACCCTGCCAGAGAAAAACTATCGCTCAAATTCTAAGATTTGTAAGACCTGTCCTATCAAGGATGCGTGTAACAATGCTGGTTCTGGAGTGATTAAAATCAAATCTCTGGAGCCATTGGATGATAAAGCATTGTGATTGGTGCGACAACAAGTTCACACAAAAAGTAAAGTATCAGATTTACTGTTCTGCAGACTGTAGGGCGTTAGCAACTAAAGAAAAGATTGCTCAACGCTACATACAGGAGCGAACAAAAAAGAGGGCATTGGTAAAAAGGTTCTGCAAGTCTTGTGGAAACCTCTTGTCAATGTATAATGATACTCAGTTGTGTGAGCTTTGTGATGTTAATCCAAGCGATGTTTCTAAAGCACTTAAAGACATAAAAAGGATGCTCAACGATGAATCTAAGTAAGCTAAAAGAGAAACCAAAGAAGTTCTGTGCTATTGACGCTAGCACAAATAGCCTGGCATTTGCTGTATTTGATGGCAAAAAGATTATTGCTTGTGGCAAGATTAACTTTGCTGGCGTTACAACCTTCGATAAGGTAATGGATGCTGCCAAGAAGACAAAAGCCTTCTTTGATAAGTTTGATTTTGATGCAGTTATTATTGAGCACACGGTATTTATGAACAGCCCTAAGACAGCAGCACAGCTTGCTACGCTGCAGGGAGCATTGCTAGGGGCTGCAGGAATGGCTGGGGTAAAGAGAATCGGTTCCGTATCTCCAATGACATGGCAGAACTTTATTGGTAACAAGAAACTAACCAAAGAAGAAAAGGCAGAGATTGCTAAGAAGAATCCTGGCAAGTCTGTGTCTTGGTTTAAAAATGAAGAACGCTCCATTCGTAAGCAGAGAACAATCAACTTTGTTAATATAAACTATGACAAAGAACTAACAGATGATGATGTTGCGGATGCTTGTGCAATCGGACACTGGGCACTATCAAACTGGGAAAAGGCATTTGGGTATTGACATTATGGCAAATAAACTGTATACTAGTGAAGCATGGTTAAAGAAACGCTTCCATGCCGATAAAAAAACACCACAAGAGATTGCAAAAGAATGCGGTACTAGCGTGGAAACAATCTACGTCTATCTAGCCAAGTTCGGATTAAGGAAATCAAAAAGATGAGCGACAACCTAAAGATTACAGTAGACCAAGTAAACCACCCACCACACTATACCTCTGACCCCAGCGGTGTTGAGTGTATTCAAATTACTAGACACCGCAACTTTAATGTTGGTAACGCATTCAAATATCTTTGGCGAGCAGGACTCAAAGACGAGAAAAAGACTATTCAAGATTTAGAGAAAGCTATCTTTTACATCCAAGACGAGATTAAACGACTACAGGGAGAGAGTAAGTAATGGGACGCAGGAAAAAATATGTCACACCAGTTATTGCTACTAAGTTTAGTAGAGAAAACTCTGTTGTAATTAATGGATTTGAAATCAATCGTGGTGATACAATTAAAGTAAAGGATGAATACGGTGGCAAGTTTAAGTTTGAATACTTTGTGACTAATACTGAGACTGGTGCTCAGTGGGTAGACTGTTTTGAAATTATCAACAAGGTACCATCCGTGTTCCGTTCTTTTAAGGTAGAGCGTGTAAAGCGTGTACCAACAAAGGGCAAGAGGAGTAAGCGTGTCGATTGAAGACTTAACAGTTGAGCATCTAGATGAGATGAACAAAGTTGTGGAGAAGTATCTCCAGGGCGAAGAGCCTACCCAAATTTCAAAAGCGTTAGCCTTGCCAAGACAAAAGGTAATGGCACACATTACTCAGTGGCGTACCCTGGCTTCTGACAACGCTGCTATTCGTGCTAGAGCTAAAGAGGCATTGGCAGGTGCTGATACACACTACAGCAAGCTAATTAGCAAGGCGTACGAAGTTATTGACGAAGCAACCACCACAGCAAACCTAGGGGCTAAGACTGCAGGTATTAAGCTGGTAATGGACCTTGAGAAGACTCGTATTGATATGCTACAGAAAGCTGGTTTGCTTGAGAACAAAGAGCTAGCAGAAGAGATGCTAGAGATTGAGCGTAAGCAGGATATCCTAGTAAACATCCTTCGTGATATTGCTAGTGAATATCCACAAATTCGTGACGAGATTATGCGTAGGCTGTCGCAGGTATCTAAAGAACAAGAGGTCATAACTATTGTCAACAATGTTTAATGAGTTCTTTGAAGTTCTAAAGAACAATAACTTTGCTGAAACACCAGTAGATGCTCGCACATTCGTAGAGGGTGCAGATTATCTAGGACAGCCACCGCTGTCTGAAGTTCAGTATGACATTGTTGAAGCAATGAGTCAAATCTATAAGCTAGAAGATTTGATTGACATTATGGGCGACACAGAAGGTCGCAGGTACTACAAGAAATACACAAAGAATGAGGTTATCCTACAGCTTGGTAAAGGTTCTGGAAAAGACTTTACATCTACAGTAGCGTGTGCATACATTGTTTACAAACTACTTTGTCTTAAAGACCCAGCACGATATTTTGGAAAGCCATCTGGTGACGCTATTGACATCATCAACGTTGCTATTAACGCACAACAGGCAAAGAACGTTTTCTTTAAGGGATTTAAATCTAAGATTGAACGCTCACCTTGGTTTGCTGGAAAGTTTTATGCCAAGGCAGACAGCATTGAGTTTGACCATTCCATTACGGTTTATTCTGGTCACTCAGAGCGTGAATCTCACGAGGGTCTTAACTTGCTTCTAGCAGTGCTTGACGAGATTTCTGGTTTTGCTCAGGAAGTAAATACTGGAAATGACCAAGGTAAAACTGCTGACAACATCTACAAAGCCTTCCGTGCTTCGGTAGACTCTCGTTTTCCAGACCTAGGTAAAGTAGCCCTGCTATCATTCCCTCGTTACCCAGGAGACTTTATTTCTCAAAGATACGATGCTGTAATTGCTGAGAAAGATGTTATAACAAAGACTCACAAGTTTATTATGAATCCAGACTTGCCAGAAGATGCAGAAGGAAACTCGCTAGATATTGAGTGGGATGAAGACACGATTGTTTCATACAAGTATCCAGGGGTATTTGCACTTAAGCGACCAACCTGGGTTGTAAACCCTACTCGTAAGATTGACGACTTCAAGCTTGCATTCTATACAGACCTTGGCGATGCCATGCAACGCTTTGCCTGTATTCCAACCTATGCTTCAGATGCATTCTTTAAGCAGCAGGAAAAGGTTAGAGCCTGTATGACCACTAGAAATCCACTAGATAGCATCAGACGCTTTGATGAAACGTTTGTGCCAGACCCAGACAAGACCTACTTTGTTCATGCTGACCTTGCACAGCGACACGACAAATGTGCTGTTGCTATTGCTCACGTAGAAAAGTGGGTGTCTGTTCAGGTAATTAAAGATTATGAGCAAGTAGTCCCAGTAGTTGTAGTAGACGCTGTAGCATGGTGGGAGCCTCGTAGAGAGGGTCCTGTAAACCTATCAGAGGTTAAACAGTGGATTCAAAACCTACGGAGACTGGGATTTAACATTGGCTTAGTATCTTTTGACCGATGGAACTCCTTCGATATCCAAAATGAACTTAAGTCTGTTGGAATTAGAACTGATACTGTTTCTGTTGCAAAGAAGCATTATGAAGATATGGCTATGCTAGTTTACGAAGAACGTTTAGTTATGCCAAATATTGAACTTCTGTTTGAAGAGTTAACTGAGCTAAAGATTGTTAAGAACAATCGTGTAGACCACCCTCGCAAATCTTCTAAGGACTTGGCGGATGCTGTGTGTGGAGCAGTGTTTGGGGCTATCTCCCATACCCCTAGAAACGTTAATCAACAGGTAGATATTCATACATTTAGGGATAGACCGAAGGTAGACAAAAACACATTGCCAGAAAACACAATTGTCTTTGAACCAAAGCTTCAAGAAGAGGCTAAAGAGTATTTATCTCAATTCAACGTGCTATAATATTAGCATGAGGAACTATGGTCAACCGTAACTGGCAACCATTTCATATGCGTGAAAGCCAACATTTACACCTAAGAAGACCTAGAAACCTGCTCAAAAGCCAACAAAAGATAAGTCCTACAAGATACGATAGGCAAAGTAAGATGCCTCCAACCAATCAAAATCAAAATCTATCCTACCAATGATGGTATAATGGTACTGTTGGGGAACTTCCCCACTAGGAGAACGGAAAAATAAAAAAACTTATACACACAGTGCTAGTAATAATGCTAGCTTTAACCCCACTGATGATGTCTAGTCCTGCATTTGGTATAACCAAAGCAGAGTACGAGACACTGCTTGCTGAAGCACAGCAAAAAGTTGATGCAGCACAAGCAGAACTAGAGCAACAGCAGCAAGACTTAGTAGCCCTAAATAACTCAAAGACAGCCACAGAAACGTCACTAGGAGACGCTCAGAAGGCTTTAGAGGATGCTCAAGCGTCACTTAACGTAGCAATTGAGGCTAATAATACACAGTCTCAGAGAGTCGCAGAAGCACAGCAAAGCCTTGCCAATGCACAAGCCCTGGTAGAACAAAAGCAATCTGCACTTGAAGAAATCTCTCAAGACATCCTAGCAAAATCTTCGCAGGTAACTGTAGCATCCCAAGAACTAGATGAAGCCACACAAGACATGGACAAAGCATTTACCGACATGATAAACTCTGAAGAATCTTTAAATGATTTAACTCTCCAAAAACAACAGTCAGAACAAGACTATAGCGTAGCAGTAAACGAATATAACGTAGCATTGCTAAACTACAACCTATCAGTAGGAACGGTACACGAGAAGGGTGCAAATGTTGATAGCACATCTGTGGCATACAATCAATCACTAGCAAGCTTGCAAGTTAAGTTAAACAATCTTACACAGGCACAGTCTGCTGTAGATACTGCACAATACAACTACAACAACAACCTTATTGCAGTTTATCCATCTAACGCCCAGCCAACCATTGCTGGGTTAAAAGCAGATATTTATAAACAAATTTCATCACCAAATCCAATTCGCTCAGATACAGCCTACACGTTTTGTAAAACAATAACAGTTACTCAAATCAACAAAGATTGGGGTGGCGGAGACATTGAGGGTTGTGGTGCTGACTACGTTATGATTCACTACAGAGGATACCTCACGGTCCCAACTACAGACAACTACGAATTTCTTGCTATGGTTGACGATGGCTGGCACATGACAATTGGTGGAACGGTCGTAAATGATAACTGGACACTAAAAGGGTGTGGCGGTAACTGGAGCAATCCTATGCCACTACAGGCAGGACAATCATACGCTATTGATGCATGGATGTTTGAGTGGGGTGGAGGAGCTTGTAATATTCTTTACTACTATACCGATAGAGGGTGGGGTGTAGTTCCTGCAGCCTGGCTTTCACAGAATCAGCCTACACAGCCAACTTATGAATATGACCCAGCACTACTATCAATCTTGCAGCAAAAGCAAGCACTACTTTTAAATGCACAGCAAGAGTATGACGTTGCCATGACAGCTTCGACAGTAGCTAATGACAATTACGTTGACGCTATTGACGAATACGATGCTGCAATTGAAGATTGGCAAAGCAAGCAAGACATTCTTGAACAAAAGGAACAAAATAAAATAGATAAGAATGGAACAGTGCTAACACTGGATTCACTTCTTGTGGTAGCCCAGTCAGTTCTAGAAACTTTACAAACAGAATACGCACAAAAACAGCTGGAAGTTGCACAAAAACAATTACAATTAACTACACAACAATCGGAATTAAATGAACTAAAAGATAGTTTAGATAATATGGTTGCTATAATTGAAGATAGTACAACGATTATAAATCAACTTCAAGATACTTTGGATGCAGAGGCGGTAGTTAAAGAGCAAACACAGCTTACCGTCGAAGAGCAAGAGATAGCAGTATCAAACAACACACAGTTAACAAATACTATTAGGCTGGAACTACAGGCAGTTGAGCAAAGAGTTTTCGTAAAGCAACAAGCAGTGACAGAAAAATATGAATTACTACAAAAAGTAAAAGAGGAATTAAAGAAGATTCCAGTTTATGAAGAGCCAGTAATTGAACCAACCCCAGAACCAACAGAACCGCCAAAGCCTACCCCAACCCCAGAACCAACTCCAACACCAGAGCCAGAACCAACCCCTGAACCTATTGGAGACCCAAACATTCCAGAAGTAATCGAAGACCTTACAGACGTAAATCTTGAGGCAGTTAAACCAGAAGAACTAACAGAAACTCAGGTAGAGCAACTAACAGAAGCAGCAATGGAAACATTTGAGACAGCAACACAAGGCTCACCAGAATATGAACAGGCTCTTGATGCCTTATTCCTAGTAGCCCAAGCTGACGACATCGTAGTAGATGAAGAATTGGCTGCTGTTCCAGTACTTGGAGCAACAGTTGTAGCACTTACAGAAGCCCTTAACTTTATGGGTAACGTAGGTTCAGATATGTCACCACAGGTGCGTGAAGAATCTAAGAAGATAGTTGTTACAGCAGTTGTTGCAGTTGGAGCAGCAGTAAACGCAGCAACAGGAGCAGCTTTAACAGCAGCAGCAGCCCCTGCAGCTGGAGCAGGAGCACCATCAGGTGGCTCAGGCGGAACAACAAGAAGGAGGATATAATATGAAGAAATTTTTAAACGATATGCTTGGTCAAGCTTGGACACTCCTTGGTATGTTTGTTGCCTGGCTTGTCCTTGAAGGCTCGGCAAAAGAAATTGTAGGATGGGCAATCCTTGGCACAATGGGTGTCTGGGTTCTATCCTACCCACTCAGAAATTCAGCAGATAAGGAGGAGGAATAATATGGAAGAAGATTATGGCGTAACAGGTGGATGGTCCACCCTTAAAAACGTTCTTTGGAGAATCCTTGCAGTATTTGCTGCATCAGGTCTAAGTGTACTTGGTGCTGGTGCTGTAGTTGGCGTAGACCTACTCGCAGCAGTTGCTATGGCAGGTATCATCGGTGTTGCTACTGTGGTTGAAAGACTTGCACGAGCATTCCTTGACGATGGTAAACTAGACATGGATGAAATCAATGCAGCGTTTGCCAAGGTAGACAAAAACGACGGTAAGTAGTTGACAGCCCTCTTTAGTTGGTGTATAATGTATATACTACCTAGAGAGGGTTTTACTATGACTATAGAACGTCAGGTGTTCACAGATGAACAAACAGAAGAAGCCGTTGCTTGGCTACAAACTGGTATTGAAAAAGGATGGATTACAGAAGGATTCTGTATGACCCACGATGGCGATAACTTTATGACAGCCGAAGAAGAGGCTGATTGGGAAGAGGGCGGAGACCCTTGTTGCCCTGTAGTTAAATGGTTGGTCTAGTTGGAAAACATTAGACCATGGGGCAACTATGAAGTTGTCAAAACAGATGAAGGCTACCAAGTTAAAGTATTAAACATATACGCTGGCAAAAGAATCAGTCTACAAACACACAAGCATCGTAGTGAGACTTGGTATGTTGTATCTGGCAAAGGTACTGCACAAGTTCGTGGAGCAAATCTACCATTATTCGCAGGAGTTGTAGTACAAGTACCCAAAAAAGCAGAGCATAGAATCACTGCCAAAACTAATTTAAAGATTGTAGAAATTCAGGTAGGTCCGTATCTTGGAGAAGATGATATCGTCAGGCTTGACGATGATTACGGTCGTATAGTATAATAGATATATTGACCATTAGCTCAACGGCAGAGCAGAGAGCTGTTAACTCTAAGGTTCCTGGTTCGAATCCAGGATGGTCAGCATGGCTTCATAGCTCAGTTGGTTAGAGCACCACCCTGTCACGGTGGGGGTCGTCGGTTCAAGTCCGATTGGAGTCGCATGGTTAATGAAGTATATACAAAAGATGGATACCTTTGTCGAAAGCACCGTGCTAGGTTCAAGGGTAGCTATTGTATGCGTTGCTACATTGAACGTAGAAATAAAGAACTAAATAAATAAACTATGCCACCTTAGCTCATTCGGTAGAGCAACGCACTTGTAATGCGTAGGTGGTGGGTTCGAATCCCACAGGTGGCTCTATTATACTGAGGTATAATAAATATAAGGAGGTCATTTAATTATGGCAAAAACACAATGGGCAATTGATGGCACATTTGGCAAGACTTACAAGATTACATCTCCATTTGGTTGGAGAGTAGACCCACTAGGTCGTGCTCCAAAGAAGCATCACAATGGCATGGACCTATGGGGTGCTGCAGAAGTGATTTATGTAGAGGCTTTCCACGATGGAAAAGTTCTATTTGCTGGACCGTCAAAGCGTAGAAAAGAAGACGGTAGCGTTGGTGGCTTTGGCTATCACGTTATTGTGCAACACAAGATTAATGGTAAGTTTTACACTTCCTGTTACGCTCACCTAAGAGAAGGTTCTCTAAAGGTTAAGGTCGGACAGAAAGTTACTGCTGGAACTGTTCTTGGTGTAATGGGAACCACTGGTGACTCAACTGGTAAGCACCTACACTGGGAAATTTGGCAGGGTAAGACCCACGGCTGGTCTGCTGATGGCAAGGGTTTCGTAGACCCATTTGAGTTCGTGAAGGCTCTCATTCTTAAGGAACGTGCTGAAGCAGCAGGTAAGGATTCAACTCCTGACGATGCTCCAGTGGCAAAGGCTCCTGTACACGGTACTGCTCCAAAAGCAAAGCCAGCTGCAAAGCCAGTAGCACCAGTTGCTAAGAAGCCAGCACCAAAGACGGCACCAAAGGCACAATAATGCCAAGCTACAATTACAATTGTCCTCAATGTGAGGCGGTACTTACTGTAACTCGTTCTATTATGGAGGCTGACCCTGGGTATGAATGCGGTACTTGCAAAATTGCAATGACTCGTGTATACTCAGTAGGAGCAATAACATTTAATGGTAGCGGATTTTACAGTAAGGACAAGTAATTGGTAGATGTTAAAGAGTGGTCGCTCACAGGACTAGACCGCTGTGACTCTTGCGGAGCACAAGCTTATGTTCATGTCAAGGGTATCTCAGGGGAACTAATGTTCTGTGGGCATCACTTTAACAAAGCAGACGGAGAAAAACTACAAGCATTTGCATTTGAGATTATTGACGAGCGAGACCGCTTGATTCAAAATAAATCTCAGGGTGACGACTACTAGTAGTATAATTATATTAGGTGACAAATGGAATACTTTCTTGGCTCGTTAATTACTTTACTAATCATGTCTTACTTTGGTAAGCGTAGTGCTGAGATAATGTCTAAGCCACTTAAGACTATTCGTTTGTCACAGTCATACATTGATAGCATTATTGCAGACAAGATTATTAAAGAATTCTTGCCTCAGCCAAAAAAGAAAACACAGTCGCTAGAGCACACTAAAAAAGATGAAGTAAGAGTAATCATAATCGAAGGTGAAGCTTACTGGATTGTTGACCAGACATTGTATACTGCTAAGATAATTGATGGCAGTGTTGACAATGAAACAACAAAAAAGGTTGACACAATGACCATGGATGATGTACAATTAGAGAAGACTCAATTTATCGTCCAGAAACTAACGGAAGGAAAAGGAAATGATAGTGGCTATCCACGGAAGTCGTAGCTTTACTGACTACAACATTTTCCTAAGAGCAATGCATACAGCATTGACACAACTCCCAGAAGACGACAAGATGATTACAATTATGTCTGCTGGTCCTGCTCAGATTAATTCATTTGGTCAGGAGTTTTCAAACATCACAGAGCGTAGCCTTAAGGCTCGTGGTATCAAAATTAAAATTGTAAAGGTTCCACCTAGTTGGATTAAAGATAATATGCATGAGATTAATTACTTTGCATATTTTAGCAAGCCAAAAGAATCTCTACCAGACCTAGTAGCCATAGCAGATGCTAAGGATATTGAGGTTGGGGTTTATAGATTTTAATGGTTAGTAAGAGATAAGGAGTGACGATGTTAGTCGAATCACTTAATGAGATGGAAGCTATCGTAGAAAATAACGATGCTCTATCATGGAATGGCTGGACAGTAATCGAAAGCGATTTCAAAACAGATGGATACATCAATAAACTTGGTGCATTTATCAATGGCAATTGGATTGTGCAGAAGCGTTATGAGCCAGGAGCCAGCGGTTGGGACATCCCAAAACGATTGGTGGTAAAGAATGGCTCACAAGGATGATTGGAAAGAAGAAGCTAATTGCTTGGACTTTGACACAAACCTATTCTTTGATAAATATGAAGAAGACCTTGAGCTAAGACCAGCGATTGACGAGATGTGTTCTATGTGTCCAGTAGCTAAAACGTGTTTTGCTGTTGGTATCTCTACTAAGCAATATGGTGTTTGGGGCGGTGTCTATCTAGACGCTGGCAAAATATCCAGAGAATTTAATAGACACAAGTCTAAAGCAGACTGGGCTAATACCTGGAAAAATCTTACGATTGAAGAGGAATAAAATATGTATACATTAGAAATGAAAAGAGCGTTTCACTCAATTACTCCACCACCTAACTTTGAGGTTCAACTATTTGAGCACAATGTTGAAGGTATGTTCTTTATCGAAATTGTGGCAGATGAAAAGAAATTCATTAGACTACTTGATGAAGAAAAGCGTGGAGCCGTAGAGTACATGGTACGAGTTAAAGACGCTCTAGAACGCAATGGAGCAATTGTACAGGTAACTAGAAAGGCAATAGATTGATTGACATTATTATAAACAGCATTGTTTATGGACTGTTGGTCTCATTTATTGGCTATCTTGGTTTTAGAAATATTTTTCTAAGACGCAAAGCTCAAGAAGCAATAACAGAAAAGTTACAGTTGCTTATTAGAATAAACATTCTTGAGACTGAGTTTAGCAAAACAATTCAGGAGATTGAAAATATGAAGCTAGAAAAGTCTGACGACTTTATCAAGTTTCTTTCTGATTCTCGTGACTGGGCATTTACATACATTGAAGATGTTCAAGCAAAAATATCTGAATTTGATAAACAGATTCAGGAAATCGCAGAGTGGAACAGAACCTATGGCTCTGTAGTTGGAGACACTCCACACAACTCTAAGATTGAAGAAATGAATTTGGCATATGACAAGATTAGAAGTCTACTGCCAGAAAACAAAACGCCTAACAACTAGGCATAAACAAGGAGAATAAAATGAATAAGGCAATGATTGAATCATACTTTCGTAACCTGCTAGGTGTAGTCCTTGCATTGGTTACAACCACAATGGCAAATAAGGGTCTTGCTTCACCACTTGATTTCGGTGTAGGCGAATGGCTAACTGTTGCTAACGGTCTATGGGCTGCTGCAGTTCCAACGCTTCTTCGTTGGGTAAACGCAAAGGACCCAGCCTTTGGTAGAATTGCAGAGGTTGCTGCTGCAGAAGTAAGCAAGAAGATTGCTACTGCTGTTAAGGAAGCTCCTGCAAAGACTCCAGCAAAGAAAACTACTCCAAAGAAGTAGTAAGGTTAAAAAGATAGCCAGGGTGTTTGCCCTGGCTTTTCTTTTACCCAATGATAGATAAATATTTATCTTTTAATACATCTGGTGAGAATGTGTTATAACCTAAATTAAATGCTTTCTGTTTTTCAACATCAACGTCATACTCATTAACAAACTTGTCAACAAGTTCAGCAAGTTTTTGTGGGTCAGTTTCATACAGGTCAACAAGCCCTTTAAACTGTCTA